CAGCCATACACAAGGTCTTGATATTCAAGCATCCACGGTTGCTTCACCAACAATTCGCAGTAATGGGAATGGCATGAGTGTTGCATACCGACTTTTGAGCTATGGGCACTACACAGATGACGATACGAGCTCCACGCTTGCAGCTCGCGACTACAAGGGTGCAACAGACTTGGTTGTCACAGATGCTCAGCCCTATACGACATCCAGCCACGCTAAGTACATTGAAGGTGTTGGAACTCTCCGTGCAAATGGAGGAGACATAGGTGGTGGTTCAGAGACAATTATCGTTCAGCCTCTTGCAATTGACGGTCGCAGGAACGATGATGTCCGTGTTGATGACTCTGGAATCATGCGGACGCTTGAAGCGCGAATGGGAACTGGCGGAAACAATGTTCCAGTTATTGGAACAGAGCATGGTGTAATTCAATACGATGGGTACAACCAGCAAATTTACGAAGATGGTGTAGCCATGACTGTGCGAATTGGGCGCGACTCATCTGACTGTATTGCGATTCCAGAACAGCAAACAATGGTGGTTCGTCGCCTTACCCCTGTTGAGTGTGAGCGTTTGATGGGCTGGCCAGATAATCACACCTTGTATCGCGCAGACGGAAAACTTAACAGCGATACAGTTCGCTATAAGCAATGTGGAAACGGCGTCGCATCACCAGTTGCGAAGTGGGTCGCAGAGCGAATTAACGATTGCTACATCTAAACACGCCCTTGTAGCACAGTGGTAGTGCATCCGCCTTGTAAGCGGAAGGTCGTCAGTTCAATCCTGACCGAGGGCTCTCATTCATCAAAGTCGTCTGGTTTTTCGCCGCAGACTGGCTTGCGCTTGATTGCGCGTTTTTTAATGCATGAACAAATTGTTGCGTTCATAATGCTTCTTCTTCTTGTTGCATTGTGTAGGCGCGCGTGCCTGGACCAATTGGGTTCACAGAAGTTACATGGAACTCATGGATAAGCAGGTTGCGCACAAGCCAGTGCAATGGGTATGAGCGAGCGTCTCGTGCATGTTTTTTCCGGAACTCTGCAGAGAACGCATACGCGCGCTTGCGAAGGTTTGGAGTAACTATGTTCTCCTCGATGCATCGTTTAACGCCATCCCAGCCATCTCGCGAGTACTGGAGGATTCTCTTGTCTAAGTCGTAGTCTGGCCACCATCTTCTCTGTGCGTCAATATGTGGAAAGCATTCGTACAGGCGGTCATAGAACTCTGGTTCTGTTGCAACAACATCGCCAATACGTCGTATAGCTACAGCATGCAATGGAATACCAACGCGAGTATTGCTCCCAGTGATGGCTGCAAGGTCGTAGTACTCGCAGTATTCAGCATTGTGCTCTTCGCTTATGAATCGCAAAACATCATCTGTTTCCCAGTCGTAGATTACTTTTGCAAAACGCAAGGGGATATTCTTTTTCATCTTGTACGGGGTTACGATGTAATTCTCATGAAGCTTCTGAACGCACGAGCGATAGCGAATCATTGACTCGTTTGCGCGAACGCCAGTAATGAACGCAACACGACCTGCTTTTCCTTGCATTGTGTAGTAATCAACCGATTGAGGCAAAGCCTGGCTGGGGTCAAGTCCAAAACTCTCAGCAGTTATTGCCCATGGTGGCATTTCTCGAACAAGTCTTCCCTGCTGTGCCCTGTATGGTGACCATAGAAGACAGTACTCACGCCGACCAAGAACCCAAATCTCCTGCCCCATTGGGAGGCAATACCATTCCATGTCAACCCAGTCGTAGTTCCTGACCTTTTCAACAAACTCCACGACAGAAGGACTTACCATCTCTTCATCGCGGAATATCACTTTCACTGGTCCAAGACCACGCTCTTCATGAATCTCTTTAGCTAGATACAGAACAGCAGTGGAGTCTTTACCTCCAGAGAACTGAACACAGACGGTGTCAAACGTATCGTAGACATGACGCATTCGCTCCCGAGCTGCGTCAACACAATTCATATCGAGGAAGAGGCGTTGTCTGGTCAAACGCGATTCTCCAAATCATTAATGCGAGCAGCAAGTTCATTAATGTAATGTGCCGTCAAAACCTGACCAGATACAACTGGTTCAACTGGATTCTTCTTTTCACGTGTTGCATCAACAAGGGCTTTGGTTGCAATAAGTGGGACGGATATCCCGAGTACAGCACCTTTGGAAAGAAAGTTTCTTCGGTTCATTTTTATAGGTTATCTGTAAAAGTCGGTCTTTGCAAACGCCGTAGTTGCGGGTTAATATGACCAGAAGAAAAAGGAGACAAGATGTCAGCTAAAACGTATAGCATCCTAGAAATTGACCCAATAGGGGACGGAAGTCTCGTGTGGCAGGCAAGGTGGGATGGCGACAAGACTGTCAGTATTTATCGGGGAACTATTTCGGACGAAGAAATTGTCATATCTAGGCTTCAGTCAATTAATGTAACTTCAACAAGTAAGAAAATCAATCATGAACAATTTGTTGCGATGGCAACAGAATTCATCACTGAAATGATTAACAACAAAGTGACATATTAAAAAGGGGCGGTTCGCGTCTCAGGAACACGAACCACCCCAAACCCGCGGAGTCATCCCTATGTCCGGTCAGAGTAGAGATGGTCTTGCGCAGTAACCACATTCTATACACATATGGACACCTGATAGAGTTAACCCATGGCACATGAATTAGAGATTGTCAAAGGTAAGGCCAGCATGGCCTATGCAACTGGTGATGGGCGAATGGCTCCATGGCATCGCTTAGGAACGCCAATGAAAGGCCTACAGACCATGGAGGCGATGCTCACAGCAGCCAATGCAGACTTTGATGTTGTACTTTCAAGGGTTGCAGCTGTTGACGATGATGGCAACCTTTTGCGCAATACAGATGGTTCAGTTGTAATGATTGACGACAGCCGCGCAACTATTCGACAAAACATAGATGGCGGTTTTCAGGCTCTCGCCACTGTGGGTACGCGCTATGAGGTGCGTCAAAATAGCGAGGTTTTAGAACGTGCACTTGCAGTTGTTGGGGCTTCAACTGGTGACGCGATAATTGACACTGTTGGCGTTCTTCGTGATGGTAAAAGATTTTTTGCAACCATTGAACTTGGCCCACTTGTGATTGACCCAGCTGGCACAAATGACAAGATAGCTCGCTATTTGGTTGTTAGCTGTGGGCATGATGGGGTATGGCCAATTCGTTACGCAAACACCGACATTCGGGCAGTTTGCAACAACACAGTCATCATGGGTCTCTCTCATGCGCAGAGAGTATTTACTGCTCGACATACGCGCAATGTTGACACCGTTATAGAAGATGCACAAAAAGTTCTTGAAATATCAACCGCTTGGGGTCAGGCATTCTCTCGAGAAGCCGAACGAATGATGTCAATCAATATTCCAAACGGAAGCATCAAAATTGACAAAGTTCTTTCAAAAGTATTTCCTGCAGAACCCGGTGAAACTAGCAGACAACAAAAAAACCGCGAAGAAGTTAATGCTTTTATTCGTAGTCTTTATGTCAATGATAAAAATGCTGGAAAGTTTGGATTCAATGGATGGTCTCTATATAATGCAATCGTTGAATATCTTGACCACTACAAATACAGCGACCCGTCTGTAGGTGCAATGGCAACAATGGACGAGAATTCATCAAACACTCAAAAAAAGATTACTGCCCACAAAGCGGTGGTATCATGAAGGGATGTCGGATTCAATGAATTCACCAGATTGGGATGATGAAGACCCAGCCGTATTTGACGGCGACGAACCAATTTTCATCGATGATGATTACTACGAAGGTGACATCCCAAGCCTGGATGAATTGAAGCGTGAAATCTTTCAAGATAAGGTTATTCACAGTTTCGTTGCTGAAGCTTTCCAATTCAATGGCCGCGAAGCCATAAACGAAATCCTCTGTGAGATTGAACGCAAAATGGGATGGAAGCTAGAAATAATCGCCACCCAAGGAAGCATTGATGATGCAATCCTGCAGAAGAGCAACAGTTTTGATGATGATGGCTGGATTAAGTACATCATGTCTGACGAGTATCAAAAAATGAATTACAGAGTCATCTACCAGACCGAGTTAGCTATTGACGAGTTCATCGACTCTTATTATGGCTCACTTACTCTTGGTCAACGTCTTCGTAGATATATCAAGCAAAAAGCTTGGAGTTTTTTCCAATACCTGTAGACTTTTGTTGACAACCGCGAGGGGCTCGTGTAGGTTGTTAAGAACATATCCATCTCAGGGGGAAATAATGTACGACAATGATTTTCTGTACAAGATTGAAGAAGTTCCAAAGTTTGACGGCGCGTGCAAAGGCATGCCAACCGATTGGTGGTTCCCAGAATTTCCAATGACTCAAGAGCAAAGTCAAAATGCTACGAAAGCAATTGAGATTTGCGATAACTGCCACGAGAAGCAAAGGTGTTTGGACTACGCAATTGATAATCCAAAGATTGCTGGCATATGGGGTGGAGCTGGCTGGAAACAGCGACAGAACATGCGCAGAAGGAAGTTGCGCCAAGAAGCAAATGCACGCATCCAGGCCGAGAAAGAAAAGCAAAAGCAAATCAAGCTTTCAATGAGGGGCGCGAAGTCAGCGTGATTTCTCGTGCAGTAGACGACTTCCTTGGGAAGCTTGATGGCATTAAGTCAGCTGGTCAAAACCAGTGGGCTGCGCGATGCCCGTGTCGCAATGATGACGAGAACCCATCATTAAGCATCTCTCAATCAGAGAGCACTGGTGATGTACTTGTTTCTTGTCATCGTGGCAATGGTTGCGATACCAAGCAGATTTGTGAAGCAATGGGTATAAAGATGTCCGACCTGTTCAATAAAAGCCATTCTGATGCTTGGCAAGAA